TCACTGCTTTCTCGTTGGGTTGCACAAGCCACCACACATACCGCGTCACGTTGTCCGGTACGTTGCCCGCCTGGATACTCAGCCGGTCGGACAAGGGGATGTTCTCAATGCCGAACGTATCGATGATCTGGTGCAATTTCATAGGGTAGCGTCTCGCGAACGTGTTGACCAGCCCGTCTCCGCCCACGTCGATATAATAGGTGCCGATGGTCTGCGACTGGAAGCGCACGCCTTTGGCAGCGTCCGGCAGCACGGCCAGCGGCGCCTGCCCGTATGGCATCTCAAAATATGAGGTATGGATGGCGTTATAAAAATTGCTGGAGGCCAGAACGGACTGCATGATATCCTGCCGCTCGTCCAGGATCTGCCCTGCCTGCACGTTCTCGTTTAACTCGCTGTTGCTGAACTCAAACTTGAACCACTGCCTGGACGGAGGCGTCAGGCCGGACATGATACCCGCCGCGAATATCTGCGCGGACGCCCACGCCACACCCTGCGCTATGTGCAGGTCCCTGCGCCTGCCCGGGTAGGAGTCATCTCCCTGCCTCTTAAAATCACCTACATACGGCAGTTCGTAGTTGCGTATGTCTATCCACTGATCCTCCCAGCGTAAGCGTTCCTGGCGTAGCTGGTTGATCCGCTGCAAGGCACGCCGCTTGTCAGGCCAATAATCTTTTTTTATTTCCACGTCTGCCGACAGCATGTTGCCAGCGGGACGTGCTGCCAGCAAAGTATCCATGGTCATCACCCCAGATCGGTCTTCTTGCCACTCTGCGCCTGACCTAACATGGAAGGCGCGTTGTTGGCCACAATGCGGGAGCTCTGCGCTGTGCGCCCAAGCTCTGCGTTTGCGATTGCTCTCTGCCGTTTATCTCTCCGCGCACTGTCTTTTATAGCCGCGCTTTCCGGCTGGCTAACCGACTGCGGAGCCGGTGCCACCTTCTGCACCGTAGGGGTCTTGGGTTTGCTGAATAAATTTGCACACATAGTTTTTCACCTCGTTAACTAAACAGTTTATATTCCGTGTTCGCCCTGGTCACCTGCTGCCGGGCCGCCGACTTCACGATCGGTACCGCGAACGTCAGCGCCAGGCTGTCCGCCCGGTCCGGGCTGCGTCCTGTCAGCTCCTTGATTTCCTCCTTGGGCTGCAGGATGATTTTCCCTGCCGGCGTAAACTTGTACTCGGTTACCGTCAGCTCCGTTTTCAGATCCGGATCGTCCGGTATCGCGCCGCCCTGGCGCATCCACTCTGCTGTCTTGAAATACATCTCGGCCCGGATGTTCGCATAGCGGTCTGGATCTGTAGCGGCCTGCCCAAAGTTTATTTCAAACACATTTGTGAAGCCCATCTGCCGGAGCCGGTCAATGACGCCTGCTCCCATGGCCCCTCCGTCAATGACGATGCCGTCCGGTTTGCGATGGTACGCATGGCTTGCGATCGTGCTGGCCACCACCATGGTGTCCTTCCCGTGCAGCTTGATCTGTTTGTCGCACCACAGGCCCTGCCGGAACGTGATATAGGTGTCGTCGTCGCCGTACCGTGCAACGTCCACTCCCATCACAAGCGGAAGCCCCTGCACGTCGTTCTGCGTGAGTTTCCGCGCAGCCGATTCCGTCACCAGGTCTATCGTGATCACCACGTTTGACGCGCTGGCGGTGAAATCGCACAGCAGCTCCTGGCGGATCTCGATATCGGTCATGTCTTTTTTCATGTCCTCGATCTGCTCGGCCGTCAGCACGTTCGTTTCGTCGGCACGGTAACAGCACACAAAGTATCGGTCATCTTTCAGCGCCTTCAGGTACCGGTCATAAAACTGGTTTTGTCCCTTTGGCGTCCCAATAAAATACGCAAAGCCGTTGCGGTCCGTAAGCGCCGGGACAATGATCTCACCGTACACGTTCTGTTTAACCTGGGCATATTCGTCCAGCACGCAGCCGTCCAGATAGATGCCGCGCAGCCGGTCCGGTTTGTCCGCGCCGACAATCATGATCTTGGCGCCCGGGCTTCCCGGATGTATCGACGGGAACTCCACGAACAGGTCAGACTCGTTTACCTTCGTTCCGGGAATCGCCCTGGAATAGTATTTCAAATACTCCCAGGCGATCATCTTGGCCTGGTTCCGGAACGGCCCCAGGTAGCAATACTGTGGCGCCCGCTTTGTGTTCTCCAGCGCCTTTTTAACCACTTCGTTGATACTGCCGACGGTCTTACCGAAGCGCCGGTGGCACACCAGCACCGCCCGGTTCTTCTTTTCCAGCGCCGGATGGATCACGTCCCGCCAGATTGGCCGGGGATAATACGGGATCACTACGTCAGCCATGGCCGCCCACCTCGTCCGGGCTGTTCATCCAGCGGACCGTCAGCGGCCCGCCACCATTGCCGGATACTTCCAGCTTCTCTTTCCGGCTCCAGGCGTCCGGCTTCCGGTTGGCCAGCCAGAACTCCTGGGCCTTCTCGTTTGCCGGGATAGCTACATCTTCTTCGGCCGTTTCCAGGTGTTCTTTTTCGCAGCGCTTCCCGTTGGCGTCGTAGTAAACCTCTTTTACCTTGAACGCCTTGCGCACGGTGATCTTCCGGTCGAAGCAGGAATTATACAGCGCGTTTTCCACCTTCCGGTCCGCGACTTCTTTCCCTTCGCGTAAAGCGTCCGAAATGTCCGGAAATCTGTTTTTCCATTCCGACAACGTGGATCTGGAAATCCCAATATTTTTTGCAATCTGTTCATCGGAGAGGCCGTCACGCGCCCAGCCTTGCATCCGGACCTTGCCTTCATCCGTCAGCCATTCCTGGTACTTTCCTTTGCACATGCAGCCTCACCGCCTTCCCTGGCGGGCGCAGCGGCCCCGGCAGGAGGTCTGACCGGTGGCGTAGTGGCCGCTTCGACGCCCAAATAAATAAGGGACTGGCCGTTGGGCCAATCCCTTTATGGTATTACTATAGCACAGTTTTTCTGTTAATTACTCAAAGAGTTTTTTAGAAAGTCAGTCCGTTCTTGATCGCCATCATGGCTGCATATGTCAGGAACTCTTCCCGCCAGAGCCAGTACGTACCTTCCACGATATGGTTGTTTATACTGGTTGTCTGCGGGCTTTTCCGCATAATGTACCGGTCGCGCATAATTTTGCCGATATGGTGCTGGTCGTGGTACCGCTTCCAGGTAAGGTCCATCACCCGCAGCCATGCCTCCGGGTTTTTTACACCATTGAGCTCCGGCAAATCCGCAATGGCTTCCACCGCCTGGCGGGCCGTCGGATCCGCAGAGTCTGCAGCGTCCGCCACCACGGCCGCACGCAGTTCGCCCACGGCCTCGCGCAGCTGGCGCTCCTGGTAAAAAAGCCTGTCTATGTACTTTTTCTGTTTGCGGGAAAGAACTGACATAATTAACTCCTGCTAATTAATATCCACCATGATATGAAACTGTGCAAACACAATCCATATCAGCAATCGTTCCGTTAAGGTTAGTTTTCCTAATGGCTCTACTATGGTAAAGGCTAATGCAATTAACCATATAGCTGACTTGGTAATTTGCTTATTTGTCATAACTCACCATCCTTGTGTGGTTGTTTTAACCACTCAACCATTTTTCGATACACAACATTATACGAATCATACCCAGTGTTGAAAGAAATGTTTGTAATACACTCTGCCAACTGTTCCGTTGTGCAGGAACGTAGATATTCTTCGTTGGTCTGCGGTTTTTTAGGACGATAACACGAACCACCCAAAATGTCATAGGCGTTGCTTTTTGCATATTGACATATATCTGCGTGTTCGCATTGTTCACTTCGTTTGCAAGCCATTATTTTATCCCCCATTATGTGGTTGTTTTAACCATTCCTCAAACGCTTCTTCTATTTGAATGCCATGCATTATTGCATTGTGTACTACAGTCCCAGTTATATCGCTTAAAAACCCAATCCTATACAACATTTTTGCCCTTTCTTTCGTTGAGCAATTCCGTATATACTCATCGTTAGATACCGCTTGACAATCAGGGCAGTTTATAAACTTTCCCGGCATGTAAAGTTTCCCTTTGTCCTGACATCTTTTACACTTCATTATGCATCACTCCTTTTGGTGTGGTTGTTTTAGCCACTCTATCACTTCTGCTTTTGTATGCCCTTGCTGTTCATACCACCAATCGGATTGTTCGACTCTGTCATTAAATATCCACTCTGCCTTTTCTTCCGTAGATAATCCGCAGAACCATTCTTCGTTGGTCTGTTCTGCCTTTAATCCAAGCAAATCGTCCGTTGTGGTATGCAACAATTTTGCGATTTTAACAATTACTTCAGCGTTTGGAGTCCTTTCGTCATTGACATATCTGCTCATCGTTGCTTCTGTTATGCCAATAGCGTATGCCATCGATCTCTGTGACATTCCTTTCGCTTTTAATATTTTTGATATTCTGTTCCCAAGTGTATTGGTCATTCTGCCACCTCACCCCCAATCCTTTTGTTCCACTTGTCGAATGCTTCTTGCTTTTCTGTTTTGCGGAAACCAATCCCACATTTTTTGCAACCGACAACATGGTATGTAATTAGTTTCATCGTTATTACATCGTCAATGAATTGGGTTATATAGTCGGCATCTTTTCCACAGAACGGACAAGGCTTCAGTTCGGCGTCTCTATCTTGCATCGCAGTATCCTCCTCCCAAACTCCCAGCATTCGCTTTCCGTTTCCATAAAAATGTCTAAACAGTTTGTGTGTCCCGCGCCGAATCTGTCCGTCACAGTAAGCACTCGCCCATCAGGGAGTGTAACTTTGCTACCGAATGGCAAGTGGTCAGCCGCCGCCATGCCAACCTGCGGCCATACTCCGCTGGCGGTTCGGTTACCAGTGTGGCAGTAGGCACTCACGTTCAATGTCTGCCAAAATACGGCCATTAAAATTAAGTATCGCATTTGTTATCCCCCACATACGGATACCACTTGCCTTTTAACTGTTTTTTATACAGCTCTGCTCTGGATTGAATCACGCTGTGCGGAACATCGCACTTGCCTAAATTCATGTCGAATATTTCGTCCGGTGTTTCCAACACAGCGTAACAGTAATCACTCATGTATAACATCGTTAGCTTTGATTCGCCATATTTGTATGGTTCCATAAGAAAGACTCGTTCTAAATTGACGGTAACCTTTTCACCGTCATGATTGTGTAGGTCTAAAAAGTTCATCTTTTCCCTCCTGCTTTCTGGCGCTTGTGTACTCCGTTCCGCAGTATTCGCACTTATTGTTCCGTAACGGTGCGCCACATTTTTGGCAGGTTCGCGCTACGGGTTTATCCTCGCAAATGTCCCGTGGAAATGTCCTGCCCAGATCAATAACGTGAACGCTCATGTTGCCTCCTCACTTCTTCGGATCGTAGTCATCAAAATTTTTGCAACGGTTAAATATGATCCGGTTATTACACCAGCGCTGCAGGTGCCTGACTTCCTCCGGCGCATTAGGTTTGTCGTAAACCATCACAAACGGAGAATACCCACGTTCCCGCAGCCAGGTGATCCGCGCAATATCCTGCTCCAGACTGCTCCAGTAGTTGACCAACACGTACACAACAATCTTCCGGTCCTTAGGTTTAATCCCCCACACCTCTGCAAACCTTTCCAGTGCCGGCTGCACGGTTGTGTCCCGCGGGTTATCCCAGGCAAAATGTATCCGGCGCACCTTGATCTGTTTCAGCATGCTGATCACGTCGTCTGTCAGCAGGCGTGCGTCAAGGCCCTGGTTAAATTCTACCCAGGCGCCGCAGTCAGCCAACTGCTGCAGTAGTTCCATCCGGTCCGCGCAGGCCAGTATGTTTGGATCCATTAACTGTATCTCTTTCTGGCCGGACCAAAAGTCAGTCAGGTTGCCCACCTTACGGGATACTGTGCCTTCCTTGCCGGCTACGATGCAAAACGGGCATTGTCTGGGGCAGCCTCGTGATAAGTGGCCGTACGCAACGTCCGTGATACCGTACAGCGAATAGTCCGGCATGATGTGTTCTATATCATCCGGCAGCGTGTCCTTGTGTCGCGTTCCTGTCCCCCCCATATGTACACCGTGCCGTTCCAGTGCATCAGATACGGACCGGTTCCAGTCAAACACGCAGGCCCCGATCAGTTGATCGTATCCGTAGAACAGGTTGCTTCCGTTCAGGACGTCGGACGGTTTCAGCAGTTCCACTTCATGGCCCTGCCGCTTATGCCACGCCGACAGCTTCATAAGGCACAGGTTAGGATAGTTGTGCGAGTCCACGTCTATAAGACCGATACGCATCATCCGTACCTCCTGTCGCAGTCGCACATATAAAGCTGGCTATCCCGTTCATACGTCCCGGATCCGTGACACTTCGTACATCCAGGGCTGTACTTTGGGATATACGTCCGCCACTTGTCCTTTAGAAAGTTCTGCGGCATGGCAATGTATTTCTGTTCCGTCTTTTCTCGTTTGCACTCGGCCGCATACTTGCGCCCAGCCATCACCAGATCACCCGGAGCGGCACCCGCAGCCACGGCCGTCACCCAGGCTACCTGCACGTCACGCAGCGCGCCCTGCCTCCTCGGATACTCCGCCCGGAACAGATTGAATGCAGCCGGGCTTTCCATGAGATATAAATCCATTCCATCCAACGACGCCGGACGTTCATTTTCAGGATCAGGTTCTGCGTTACCCACATTGTCAGAGTTATCCACAGGCTGCTGTGGATAAGTGCCTATATCCTTACAACTTGTAGTCTGTATATTGGATGGTATATTAAGATTATCATTATGATTATGATTATGATTATCATGTACATTTGTATTCGTTTGTTTTTCTTGAATACTATTGTCTACATTTGTATTCGTTTGTTCTTCTTTGTTTCTGTATCTACTATTGACAGCCGCACGCCTCTTTTCGCCTACTTCTTCGTAGGCTTTTTTATATTCGTCCAGTTTTGGACGCACCACAGATTCCCATACAAACCCTACGCCGTCGTCTGTAAAATCAGGATCGGTTCCGTCCCTGTCGTACCTGATAATCGCTATCGACAGTTCTGCTGCGGCCTGTGCCTTCCCCTGTTTCACAAGAGTTTCAAAAATGGACAAAAAGTCATACGGGACAAGAACGTCTTGTTTAGATTTTTTTCCCATCTTTACCATTCCTTAGTTACAAACACTTTGTTATACGCAATTCCGCCGACCTTTTTGCACCGTTCTTCAATGTCTTTGTACTTTATATTTGCAATCTTTGCAGCCTTAACCATCGCATCAAAACCAAACCTACCGATCGCATCTTTGATGTTAGCTCTGCCACGTTCATTCAAAACATGTCCTTCATCCATCAGAATTGATTCAATAAAGTTGACCTGTTCATCTTCAAAGGACATCAGCTCGTTCTGCCACTGCATCATCATCTTCATCTGTTCCCTGCGTTCCTGGAGCATCTCCAGCTGTTTTCGTTCCTTTTCCAGTATTTGGTTTTCAGACAAAACATTTTTACCTTTACCCCTGTTGCACTCCACGCAGGACGTGATCAGGTTCATTATGTTGTTTGTGCCGCCCTTGGCCACAGGATTTATGTGGTCCACTTCCAATACAACGTCCGGCGCTTTCCGGCCACAGTATTGACAGGTAAAGTTATCTCTTTTGAAAACCTCAAACCGTATCTTCTTTGAAAGTTTCCTGCGCTTTGTCTCTGCCATCTCTCCGCCTCCTAAAATAAACTCCTGATACTCGTCAGGTACGGCCGTATATCATCCACGCTGCGGGCCAGCACGTATGTCCCGCCGTGCGCCTTGCAGATTCTCTCAAACTCTACCTGGTAAGCGCTCTGCTTCCCGGTCTTCGTCTTGACCTCTATGTACAATGTCACGCCGTCTTTTAAGGCAGTCAAATCCGGGAAGCCCTTCCGGCACATCGGCCCCTGCTGGTGATAGGTGACGTCCCACCCATCCAGTCGCAGCACGTCCACTATGGCCCGCCGGATCAGCGTCTCCGGTTGCGTCTTTTTCGCGTATCCCTGTTGTAGTACCATGCTTATAACCTCACGCTGCTGTGTGATCAAAAAGATTTCCCTGGGCGCGTTGGCCGTCAACATAATAATTGGCCGCCTCTATCAGCGCCTCCAACTTCTCCACGCACTCCGGGCGCAGGCACATCTTCTGCAGTACTTCGTCGTCATAATTCCCTTCGCTGTACGGTTCCACCGGTTTGTTAGGCGTGTTCAGATTAAGCGGCGCGTTGCTGTATTCCAGTTTCATCCTGGCCGTGATCGTGGCGCCCATCGTCTCCTGTTTACCGCCGTAATTCAACGAAACGCTGCGCACATCTATACGCTGCAGATAATCTTCCGGCAGTTCGCAAAGCAAGCGCGCTTCTTCCCGCAGCTCGTCAAAAGCCACTACCATATCCGGGCGCGGCAGCTCGTTGCATTTCATGGTGTATTTGTCTGCAAAATTGTCGCCTTCTTCGTAATGCAGTTCTACCATTACACCGTCAAACTTAATTTTTGTGAAACGTCTCGGCATTTTTACTCCTCCTTATGCACGTATAGCCGGGACCGCGTATGCAGCCCCGGCCTGCTTAAATTAAAAATCAATTACTTCTTCTGCCGGCACCGGTTCGCCCATGAACATCTCCTGGACCGTCCCTTCCGGTACCGTCTGATCCGGCAGCTGGGCCGGTTCTTCCTGTATTGGTACGGCGTCGATTACTTCTTCATCGTCCACGCGGTTCGTGGCAATGTCCTGGGCTACCTGTATGGTCTGCGCGTCGGCCCGCTGGTAATCAATAGACATCAGCCCCCACTTGCTGATCATACGCCGCAGAACGGTCTTGCAGGCCATCGCGTCGTAGTTATCGTTCCAGATGGCCGGGCGCTTCGTCCCCGGTTTTCCCTTCCGGAACTTCTGCTCATGGGCGTTGATCGCACTCACGGACATGTACACCTTTTTTTCAAACCCATTTACCAAGCGGAAATATCCCAGGTATCCGATCACCGGCAGCTTCTCCCGTTGCACTTCGTCATGGATCCATTCCACTTCCACGTCCTCTGTCAGCCTGTCAAACTTCTTCAGCTCGCCTTCCCGGACGTCCACCACGTTCAGCTTCTCATAAGCTCCGGTCCGGTTCGCCAGCTGGATCATGCCCTTGTATCCCAGGATAAACTGGGCCTCATTCTTCCCGGTTTTGCCGGACCAGAATGGTACCACGTACGCGAACCCCAGTGCCGGATCAATCGGCAGGTTATAGGCCGCAGCCTTCAGCGCGCTCTGCATTACGGATACCGGGGAATCATAAAACGCTTTCATGAGCGCCGGATTCCCGTTGATCATACTGACCAGGCTGCCCATAAAGGACGGCATCCTCTTACCCAGCAGCTCCTCAAACCGGGGCCGCAGCTTCTCGCTGTCAAGCATGGACTGCAGGATCCCTGCAACGGACTGTTTTGCTGCCTGCTGCATTGGTGCATTGCTTACTTCCGCCTTTTTTAAAACTTCCTTGCTGTTAGTCTTTGCCATTTTATATGCCTCCTTGTTTCTAAATTAAAAGGGTAACGGATTCCAATCATACACGCATTTCGGCAGGTCTACGCCTTCCAATTCGGCCCTGATTTCCAACATACGCAGATAATTTCCCATGTACATCTTCTGCTCTTTCATATGCCCCATAGATGTTTTAGGAGTGAAATGCAACGTCCCGGCTTCGAGCTTTACGCAGATTTCATGCAACTTATCATACCGGATTTTGGTCTGCACATATTCGGCAATAAGTTTTTCGTTTTTGTTGCCTAACATCAAATTTGCAGTGTCGCTTAATGTTAAATTCATTGGTATCCCTCCTTATACTTTTTTACGCCCTGAATATTCTGACGGGTTTTCCGGTCTTGCTATACTTTTCGTAAATGTCAGGCAATTCACTTTTCAGTTTCTTGCTGTCAATCGTCGTCCGGCCGGCCTGCGTTTTCCAGGTGACTTTGTTCCCGGTGATCGTTGCGACTTCAAAATCACCCATCGCTTCCATGATCTGCTGTTTGTACTGCTCCTTCGCCTTCTGGGCTTCCTTCTCCGCCTTTTCAAAATGTTTCATGCGTTCATACGCTATGATCATCTCCGGCTGCGTAAGCTCCAGCGTCTCCGGCCTGCCGCCCGGATTCATGGCCGCGATGGTTTCCCCGGCGCTCTTGCTTCCGTCCGGAGCCGGCGGCGTCTTATCCTGCACCAGCTTCCAGAACACCTGCCCTGCCTTGATCAGCTCGTCGATCTGCGCCTGGTTCCGTTCCACCGTCGTCCAGCGGGAATCGTTCCCGCCGATTAACACGGCAATGTACCAGCGGTCATACCCGGTCACGGCCATGTACCATTGGCACTGATAGTAGTACATATCCGGTATCTCGTCCTCGCTCCAGTATTTTGCCTGGTCTACACCTGCTGTTTTAATCTCAAGGCCGGCCTTCTCGCCGACCACCTCGCGGTCCACGTTTGCCAGCATCCAGGGATACTCACAGCTCTGCATCATGCCACGGCGCCGCACCTGTTTCCCGGTCACTTCCTCAAACCAGTCAGCAATATTGGGCTCATTCTTTTGGCCCCAGTAAACGCGCATGTTCTTTGACAGATCATCCGGCGGCAGCTGCCCGGTCTTTTCCGCCCATAATGCCAGGGCGCTCTTCCAGGGATTCGCTCCCAGGATCACGCTGGCGTCGCTTCCGCCCAGCCCGCTGTTGCGCAGATTCAGCCACGCGTTTCTATCCTTCATTTCTTCCACGGTCATTATTAACTTTGCCATTTGATTTAGCCTCCTTGACATATTCCCACCAGTGCCGCCGGATTTTCATGTTCCGGACGGCATCTTCCTGTTTGTTCATTGCCACAATGATGGCGTCCTGTTCATTGTGCGCTTCCACTTCCACTTCCAGCTCAATTGTGCAGCCAACCTTGTATCTCATTGCATCCTCCAGGACACGGCCTGCGCTTGTGATAGTTTTACTTCTTCTGCTTAATTCTGCGCCTTGCATTGTCGGCAGGCCGTGTGGTATAATTAATTGTGTTATAATTAATTAATCCTTATTTCCCTTACCGTTGACTGTTGGCGCAGTCAGCGGTCTTTTTTTATGCCGCACGCGACGCCCATCGTCACGGCCACCAGGTGCTTACACCGGAAGCAGTTCTTATTCCGGAGCGGCCGGCTCTCGTTGGTCTTGCGCTTCATGCATCCAAACGCCTTGCCGCAGTTCGTGCACAGCCAGGCATCCACACAGAAGCCGGGGATCGCCGGGCAGCGGCCTCCGATATCATTCATCATCGGCCCTCCGGTTTCACGCATCTTACGATTTTTACAGTGTTCAGCGTCATGTTCTTTGCAGGATTACGTTGAATAATTTTAATCACGGCTTCTGTAAACTGCACCTTGTCGCCGTCGGTCAAATCCTTGTAGCATTTCTCCGCCAGATGCAGGATCATGTTGCAAACAGTACGCGGATCGCCATTGACGAATCCTTCCAGTTTACCGACTCCGTCCTTAACAGAAGCAAAAATTGCCTGCACATCTTCCGGACACGATGCCGTACACCCGTTTTTGAATTCCATAACTTCCATAATTACCTCCCTATATAAGCTCCTGTGATCGCCCAGACAAGGGCCTCCACTGCTATGAACATCATCACGCTGGCCGCCAGCGTAGCGTAGACAATGTCTTTATATGTCCGCCACATTCAGATCAGCTCCTGTGCTATCATCCGGCCGAAGTCTGCGTACACGTCAGCCACGCTTGCGGTCATCCTGATTTCGGCCATTCGTTTTACCAGCATCTCACGCAAATGGGCTTTATACATCTCCACATTCACATCGGCAGGAATATTTGTTAATCCGGGCCTCGGTATCTCGTCCGGAAGAACTATGTCCTCGGCCTCCTGGTCCTCATACCATTTGATAGGCACCTTCTCCGGGGCCGGGCCGTCATCCAGCTGCGCGATTGCCGCGTTGATATCTCCGATACTACACTTCAGTCCTTTTGCCAGTTTCTGCTTTGTGCCGTCCAGGATTGTACCGCCGGCCTTGATCCGGTTGATCGTCGTGTAGTTGATTCCTTCGTTTTCTGCCAGCTGCTTCATGGTCAGCCCCACTTCCGGCAGCTTCTTTTCGATAAATTTATACAGGCTCATCTTTTACCTCCCCATACGCCGGCGGCAGGAACCGCCATGCTATTACGTTACTGTTCATGCCGACATGCCACTCGCCCTTCAGATAGAAGCCCAGCACCAGATTCTTTACGCCTTTTTTATTCTGCGTGCAACACAGCACCTTATCGTCATCCGGCGGCAGCGTTATCTCTACCGGAACCCATTCCCTGAGCGGATCAGGTTCGCCCTTCATCTGCAGCTGCTTCAAGCAGGTTACGCCTTCGTCTGCCAGCCCGTCCTTGACGTCTTTGGGAGAGACATAACCTTCACGCATTGCCTGCACATCTTTCTTGGCATGCTCGATCAGCCTGCTGAACCTTGTGTTTCCCCAGCCGAACGCGTCGTGCAGGTACCGCATGATCGCCATATTGTTACACTCTACACCGTCCTCGAAGCCGTCCTGGTATGCAGCCTTTTGGTAGGCCGCCAGCCATACTGCAAACTTGGCCGACTCCATCTTCTGCAGCTTCTTGATTTCTTGCGCTGCCGCTCTCCGCTGTTCCCGGTTCATAGCCACCCCACCATCTTCAGCACCAGTACAACATTAAGTACAGTTATTGTTGCAACGAACCAGTCCTTTTCCATCACGCTGTCCAGGATATCCCCGGCAGCCTGCGCCGTCCGGTCCAGTACGTCCAGCAGTACAAATACCGCCACCCAGAACGCCACCCAGATTGTTTTCATAAAGCCAGCCTCCTTTTGCATGGTCTGTTCAAATCGCGCAGCAGGTTCTTCTTTTTGTGATACTCTTCGTGCGCGTAAAGGTAATCTTCTCCCCACCGGTCAAAGTCCGCCGCATCCCGGCAGCTGCCGATCAGTGCCATCAGCAGCTCCATCTGCTGATACAGTTCCCATCTGGTCACGTTGTTTTGCCTCCTTTACTTTCGGACACCAGCGCGGATGCGTATTGCGCAGTTTGTCCCATAATATTTCCAGGCAGTCCCGGCAGTGAAAAAACGTCTTGTGAAGGATCTGTTTCGTCTGCAGTCTGTCGCAGTACACACAGCGGATCATAGCGCGCCCCCCTGGGCCACCCGCATCACGTAGGCCAGGCGGTTCCGCAGTTCCTTCACTTCCTCCTTTAGGCTGGCGATCTCGTCGTCCTTCTGCCTGCGCTCCCAGGCAGTCATACCCTTTGCCGCCGGGCCGATGCTCTCCAGCTGATAGACCTCTGCCGCGCTGTACCTCACGCCCGGCATGTTGGGCAGCCGGTGCAGCTTGCCTTCGGCCTCCATCTTCCGGATCGTACTGGGCGCGTACCCCCAGCGCTTCGTCAGCATCTCCGGAGTAAATACCGTCAGTTCCATGTTGCCTCCTTACAGATTCTTTTTCATGTCCTTGTAGGCACTCCAGTAACCGCAATACGTTTCCGCCACCGAAACGATGTTTCGCAGGGCTTGTTTCATATCGTCTGCGTTGTCGTGGTAAAGCGCCTTGTCGCCTTCTGCAGCATATTGCGATACGCTTGCGCTCAACGAGTGAAATTTTTGTTTAATATCTGCAACATTGGCTGCCATACGGAACGCGTCGGCCATGTCCTCATACCGTTCACTGGCCCGCAGGTATTTCTGCTCGCCGCATTCCTGGTACGCGTTGTAGTTTTTCACTTGCAGCGCGTCGTACTTATCCGCCAGCTTCAGCAGGTCTTTTTTATCTAACATGCTTGCCTCCTGTTAATCATCTGTAAATGGTTTGCCTCTGACTTTCCCTTTTGCATCCAGCTGCTCTGCATATTCTTTTGCATCAGCCAGGGAATATTTTTCAATAACGTCTTTCCCATCCAGCTTTACCCAGTAAGTGGTGTGATCCCACGTTCCCGGCCTACCGTTTGCATGCGGGATATGCCGCTTCCGACTTTCAATTTCAATTCCCTTTCCGGCGGCATGGTAAATGGTAGTGGTCCCTTCCTTCGACACTATGCGACCGGTTCGTTTCCAGATTAGATTTGCCATGTGACCTCACACCTTCCTAATTTCCAAACTGTAATCTTGAAGCGTTCCGGCCCTGCACTGGCTCATTAAACTTTTGCTTACTTCGTCCATCCTCTTTTCGGCAACGTCCATCGTACCAAAGCGTTCTTCCGTTTTTTCGTAAAACGGATAGTTATTAGTTTTGTGGATAATCAAAACATAATCTCCCATGTCTGCCTCCTCTTATTCTGCGTCCAGCAGCTCGTCAATCGTGCAGCCCAGCGCTTTGGCTATGGCCGGCAGCTTATCAGTGCGCGGTAAAAATTCGCCAGTTTCCCACTTACTGATTGCGCTTCTGTCAATCTTTAGAACGTCAGCAAGTTCCTGCTGCGTAAGCGCAGCTCGCTCCCTGCAGGCTTTCAGTTTGTTCAATTTTGGCACCTCCTTCAACTCTTACTGTGAGAAACTCTCACATCTCACTTGTTATTATAGTGACTAACTCTCACATTGTCAAGAAGATTTTTTATTAAATGTGTGCTATACTCACATTGGAGGTGATAAAAGTGAACCGGCTAAAAGAAATCAGAATCCGCCACCAAAAAACGCAGCAGGAAGTGGCGGACTATTTAAAAGTCAATAGAACCACTTATACCAAATGGGAAACCGGCAAGCATGAACCAGACGCAGAAACCCTTGTCAAGCTCGCTGTTTATTACGGCGTTACCGTAGATGAGTTAATAGGCGTCGCCCCCGTCAAAGGCGTCCGCATTCCTATATATGGATCCGTCCCGGCCGGGATCCCGCTGGAGGCCATCGAAAACATAGAAGGCTACGAAGAGATTACGCCGGCCCTTGCCAGTAAAGGCGAATACTTTGCGTTGAAAATCAAGGGCGAATCTATGGCGCCGTATATCCTGGACAAAGATATCGTCATCGTCCGGAAGCAGGAGGCTGTGGAAACCGGAGATATTGCCATCGTGATGGTAGATGGCAGCGACGCAACCTGTAAAATGGTAAAGATCGGCGACGACGGTATCACCCTGATCGGCCACAACACGCTGGTCTACCCGCCGCACTTTTACTCACAAAAAGAAATAACCACCCTGCCGGTCCGGATCGTCGGCAGAGTGGTAGAAGTTAAAAGGAGTTTGGTATAGGAGGAAAGATTATGATTTTTAATATTTTAAAAGGCATCGCTTTTATTTTTGTGTGTCACAACATTATC